AACGACCGGCTCTCTGATTCCGTCGCGCGATGGATCAGGCTGAACCCAGACTCAGCAATGGCAGTCGAACACTTATTCAGAGTTGGCTCCGGCCTTGGCGCCGAAAGAATTCCGACGGAGATTCTCACTTCAACTTCTCCGCTTTATATCGGTCCTGCTTGTTCTCACGGCGATTCTTCAGCAGCATCATCCGATGTTCGTTCCGCAGCATCGCCTTCTCGGGAGTCGTCCCATCGGCGAACGGAGTGACTCGTCCGCACCAGTTGATGAACGGAGGACCGAGATGCAGAACTTCGAACGGTGGCCGAACCTTATTCGACTCTGACCACTTCTGATGGAAGAACGAGTCAGCGCCGCCGGCCCACGTCCAGTCCGTCTCATGCCACGGAGTTTTCTGAAGAAACGGTTCGCTCGCATGGAACAACTGGAAGTAGCCTGCGAACTCTTCGTTGTTCATCGCTCTCTTCGACTGTCTCCATAGGCGATGTTCCGGGATTTCCGTTGGGATCTGGTGGAGAATTCTGCGATGCGGAGTGTAGATCTTCCCGACCTTCGGCACCCAGGCGAGCTTGTTCTTCGGGATGACGATGTCAGCATCAATGATGCACATCCAGTCGTGCCGACCGAAAACGTCAAGCCCCTCTTCCATCGCTGCAAACTTATTGAACGCAGCGCCTCGAGCGTAAAAAGCATCGCTGAGATGGACATGACAGTCGTTCTCCTGCGCAAGCTGGATCGTCTTGTGATCCTTAACCGTCGTGACCACCATGAACTCGCTGAAGAACTCCCGATTGTACGGAAGCGTCAGGGCGAGGATGTCGGCGTAGTCGACGCAGACGGTGATGCCTCGGGGCTTGATTGCTGTCATAAAACGCCTCTTCCTTGGAACTATCTCTTGATCGCCCACCATGACGGCATATCGTCGCAAGTCAGGTTGACCTGAAGTCCGCTCTTGATCCTGAATTCTTCCACAGCAGCAACAACTCCGGGAAGCATGTAACTAAAGTCGTGACCTGCAATGATCCCTCCACTGGCAACTTTCGGAAACCATGTGTTGATATCGCTGATCACGTCTTGATACTCGTGAAGTGCGTCGATGTAGACAATGCCGACTGATGAATCGGCAAACGAATGAGACGCCTGCTCACCCGTCGTCTGCATAAAAGTCACCCGTCCGTAGAATTCCGTCATGATCCCGACGGCGATCTGCATGTCCTTTGATCGAGTCTTGCTTGTCGGGTCGACAGAAGGATAAAACGCATCCTTGCCCTGCTCGTAGTCGAGCCAAGGATCGACAAGCGTGATCGATCCCCTGAATCTCTTCATGAATGAGTGGGCAAATACTGCCTGATGAGTCCCTACCTCGACAGCAGTTCTAAGGCCCAAAGCGTTCGCAACATCACCCAAGCAGTCACGAGTTTGTATTCTCATGTTCCAAGGTACTCCGTCACGATGCGATTTTCTTCGGGAAGAATGTCATTGACACTGTCGACGATCTGGAATGTTCCTCCAGACTTCAACTTCAGGTGCGAATACTCTTCCGTGACCTGCGTCTTCTTGTCGGCCTGAGCCAGCGCCCCGTGACCGTTAAGCGGAACCAAACATCGATGGCAATGAAAGTCGACTTGTGCGCCGTATTCCGGCATCGCCTTCTTCCACCATCCAGTTTCGATCTTCACGCCCGTGTCAGGGTATTCGGGATTCTCTTGATTCAGCATCGCCTGCCCGCCGGCGATCTCGCAGAAGTATCCGCGAAGCTCGCCACGGAACTGACAGATCATCGCCGACCAGTTCTGGTTGATCGCACAGTTGCCGATCAGATCCCATCGCTGCGACTCGTCCGGAACAAGTTTCTCCAGCGATCCGTAGACGGGAGAGTGACGAGAGTCGTGATGCAGCCCGAACGGTTCTGACTCTGGCCAGTCGCGTTTGAATTCGTCGTAGGCATCCTTAACCAGATGAACATTTAGGTTCGACACCTTCGGGTTAAACACCCGACGCATCAGTTTGCCGTGCCCCCGGGGGTTGTTGCACCAGAGCCCACGACGATTCTTCGGGATGTGCTTCTCGAGAATTAGACAGAGTGCTTCGAAGTTCGGAGCCAACGCCGCATTCCCGCCAAAGATCCCGACGACACCGAAGTAGTCCTTCAGGCTGATGACTGCCGCCTCGAAGTTTTCTTCGGTGATGAACGATGCCTTGCCGCCAAACTGAGATCCCTGCGTGCAATTGGAGCAGGCCAGATCGCAGGCGCGCGTAACGTGGATCTGGATGATGCCGTTTAGCCAGGCAGTCCTCCGCTTCTGGACCGGGGCGACCATCTTTGCAAGTGCTTGCTCTCGGTTCACAGCGACCTCACTGCATCATAAACGTATTCGCGATTGCTCCAGACAGCGAAACGATCGGAGTCCGGATGCGTGCCGCGAGGATAGAAGACTCGCGAGGGATTCTCCGCAATCTTCTTCATGTCAAATTTTTTGAACGCCGCAGCGACGATCTCGTCGTTCAGGACGTGAGGCTCAGTGACTGTTGGCGCGTGATAGTGGATGTCCATGCGGATTTCGCCGTCTTCGTCGCATACTTTTTCACAGACTTCGATTGCCTTTTGAAAACTGTCGACATGATCAATTGCGTTGACAGAGATCACAGCGTCGTAAGATGAAGGAGTAATCCACATCTCTTCAGCCTCTTCGATCGTGCATTCCAAAGTCCCCGGACACCGAATGTATCCACACTTGTCATACCATCCATGAAGCGGGTCAAGCAAGTGAACAGCAGCCCCCGCAAAGAACCTGCTGAGACCCAAAGGCCCAGATCCGACTTCAAGGACTCGCTTGCCCGAGAAGTATGTCGGTTCAATGTGCAGTCTCTTGCAATATCGCCATTTGTCGGCATTGATCCACGTCTCGATCGCATTCAGTTCTTCCGAAGAGAAACGCTGAATCTTCTGATGCTGCTTCGGACAGGGGACTCCGTACAGTTCTTTAATTCTTCCGTTGAACCATCGGACGTAGAATGAGATCTCGTCCTTCCAGAACCGCTTCTCTTCATCGTACTTCGTCGTCATACCAATCTCCCTTCCAAGATCGATCATTGACATGATCTGCAATCTTCAAACTGAATGGATGATCCGCAACTCTGAATTCGCCGTCAGACTTTGCAACATCCTTCCACTTCTCGTAATCCTTCACAGTCCAGGAGAAATGTTCATTCCCATAAGGCGACGAAACCGCATACGGATTCCACCCCATCGCAATCGGGTCAGCCTCGCTGATCTTCGCGTCTCGCAGTTTCTTTGCAAGCCGAAGGTCTTCTCCGAGAGAAACGGAATCAAATCCACCGACACTCCAAAACGCAGACTGAGTCACTCCCCAGGTACACTGAAACGCTTTATCAGCTTTGTCTTCGCGCCAGTAAGTTTTACATCTCATCAGATCGCAAGAGCCACGAACGAGAACCTGACTTGCCCTGCACCAGTCTGATCGACTCAATGCATTCTCAACCGCAGATAACGCATCCGGAAGGAAGATGTCGTCGTCATCCCAGAATACAAAGGCATCGACCGAATCACCGAACATCTGAGCAATAGCGTTTCTCTTGTTTCCCAGAGAGGCGTGAGGCTCGTTGCGACTTACGATCTTCCAGCGATCTCCAGACGACTCGGGAATCTCTCCGTGGTCGTCGTATGCGATCAGGAGCCGGTCTTCGTAATTCTGGTTTTCAAAGCAGGAAATTAAATGACCCAGTAGCTTCGGCCTGCGGAATGTCGGAACGCAAACTCCGATCCTCATTTGGTCGTGCGACAATCGCCTCTTGTTAAAAAGTTTATGAATCAGCAACTTCGATGATTGAGATCTCATTCGAAAGTGCTGGCTTTCGTGCCCCGCCGCTCTCATCTCTCCAGCATACTTTCGAGTCATCAGCGAGTGGTTAAGACCGATCGCGACAGAATCTGCTGAAGGTTTCCAGGGAGAAACACCAAAAAACCTCTGCACTTCGGTGTCAATCTCAATGGGAAGAAACGTGTCGAGTGGCCAGTCGATCGTGTTTTCGCTGGAATCAACGGCAGGAGTCAGGCATCGCTCACCGAGATCAGTCCACCCATGCTTCCCCTGCTCGAGCATTGCATTGATGTTCGCAACCCACTTCTTCGCGACTTCGCTGCCTGGGCAACAGTAAATGTAACCAGCGATCACTCGCCGGGGTGGAGTCGACCACGTCATAAATCCACATTCATGCCCTGTGTCTAATTCCTTTGGCGATCGCATCATCAGCGTATCGGAGTCGACGTAAAGCCCTCCGTACTGCATCAGCACAGCAGCGCGGACGCAATCAGACTTCACCCCGAGTTCCTTAATGTTCTTCCATGACGGATGCAGAATTCCGTCCGGAATGTACTGATCGATATTCGCTGAAGTGATGTGGTGGAATAAACAACCGTCAAGACACTTCGATCTAATCGTGTCGAGGCAAAATTCAATGTAAGGCCACTTGCGAGCTTTCGGAGCATGCTCCCAGTAGGTAAAAACATTGAGCATCTCATTCCTCCGTAAACCGACCTCTCAGCCAATCTCGCATGGTCGGCCTCCATACGTTACTCTGGTAGTTGAGCACATTGGCATCAATTTCATTCAACTGGCGGAGCATCAGCGGCCTTAGCAGTCTCTTCAAGAACTGCGGGTACTGAACACCCTGCCAATTGCCTCCGTAAGGTATCGGCGTTCTATCCAATTGCCAATGATTTTCGTACAGTATTTCGAACAGGTACAGATTATTCGGGAACCCGTATTCGGCGAACATCTGTTGCAGTTTCGTCTTCTCGAACACATGCGGAAGATGAGTGCCGGCCTGAAAGTTCGATCGGCCATTCGCAGCCAGCGCACCGAACGTCAGTTTAATCAGCCGATGCCACTCTCGTTTCGAATTTGTCCGATACCACGGGTCATACCGGAAGACTCTGAGATCCTCGAGTGACGTTGGTTTTAGGAAGAACTGGTCGTCCATCATCCAGACGAACTCTTCGTCGATCTCCGGATGAGACGCTGCCAGCATGATCTTTGCCTGAGTGTCGCGAAACGCCATGCGTCCGGGAAGTTCTCTCATCTTCGTCAGGCGCGAAGCCGGAATGTGATGCCCTGTGTACCAGCTCGGCTTTTCGCCGATGATCGTGAAAGAGGAATCCCCAGTGAAGTTCTTCTGGACGGATGCCATTGACAGCCGGAGTTCTTCGCCGTTGTCCGGGCCGATGACGTTGAGGTAGACGAATTGGGTCATTTTTTTTTACCGCAACCGCATCCGCGTTTTTTTACGACGACACTCGACCCTGTATCAGACGATTCAGAATGGGCGGATGATGTCCTTCTTTGCACGATTGCCTGCCGTTCACTTTCCGTAAATGGCTCGCCGTTTTTTTTGACAGCCGTCCCGTCACATATGCTTTTTAATCTTCCCGGAAGATCATTGCAGTCCATGTATTTACTCCGTGATTGTCACTCTTGTCCTGCAAATCAAATCGGGGATCGGGGGAACCACTCCCGGAAACTTTTCGAAGCATGTAAATGTGACTTCAAATACCGCATAAAATGGAACGCATGTTGATTCAATCAAGACGCCCTGAATTCCATTTACCGTTAAGACACCGACCTGCTCAATTAAATCAGAATTTGACTCTGAACCAGACGCAGAATCTTCTTCGTAAGATCCACACAGATATTCGATGCTTTCCAGCTTCATAAAGTTTCTTGCTGTGTCGCATTTGATTTCAGTTTCAGGATCATATCTCCAATTGCCTCGCTCATTACCTGGCAGGCAATCCACCTTCGCCAATTCAACACTGAACGTGCATGGCGCACAGTCACAGTCCATGACTTCAAAGGTAGCAGTCACAGCAAGTGGTTGATCTTCGCAAAGGATGTCGCAGCAAGGTGCTGGTGGCGGAGGAGGTGGCTCACACGGATCTGCACAGTCTTTTATAGAGCATGCCCTGATGATAAACCATTCAACCGGAGGACATGATACGTCTGGGTTTAATGGCAGTCTGAATGGGACTTTTGCAATGATGACACGTTCACAAACTTCCAAGTCATCGATCCCACACGCCTCAGCGTCAACTTCATCAATGATCTCATCTGCTTGAGATGTGCATGGATCAATATCATGAGGATCTGAGTATATCAGGATGCGATAACTACAACCTCCACACATTTCCAGTGGGCCAGTATTGACGACGACTTCAAGCCGACAAAGCGATCCTCCTTGAGCGGCACATAAAGAAAGAGAAGCCTCATCGCTTGCGCTCAAACTTTCGCTTGAACTTTCGCTTAAACTATCGCTGTTTTCGCAAATACATTCTTCTGAGAATTCGCCTGGATATGCAACTCCATTACATGAAGTAATAGGTGCGCAGCAGTCAATCGAAACGATTTCTTCGACAGGAGACCCGCAAACGCTGATTAGCCAGTCCGCTGGATCATTAAGTTCCGATCCTGATTCTGCGCTGCACCCAACAGTGATTCTCATCGGGTTTTCTGGGTCGCACTGATTTCCATTTATTCCGCGAAGAACAAACTCGTCACAGGCTCTGTAGTCACCACACAAGCTGGGAGTTACAGAAAGGATCCTTGCAAACAATTTTGAATTTTGCGGAGTCATTCCGCAACACCGGCAACCGTTGCTAGTTGATGTCACTCCCCCTGTAAATGAAGTTGACCTAACTCTCAGTATTTGCCATTTGCCGTCAATTTTACCAACGATGCATTCTGCTTGAATGTCTGTCGATATCGTATAGTTGCAATTCAGAACACATCCGTAAGCCTCAATTGGATTATCGATCGGATCAATGGGAGTTGTGACAGTGCGGACGTTTCCCCCTATGTTTCGTATGTCGTTGAATTTTGATCCAATCCCATTGTCGCCACATACGTGTAACGGCCAATACTGATTGTCAATCATTGCCAGCAACAACATTAACCCAGTTGGATCTGCGGCAGGGTTGATTGACACACCAGTAAAAGCACCTTCGACACCGACGATTATCTCATCGCCAACGTCTGTGTTTATTCCGCATCCCTCGTTCATCATACGCTTTCACTGGAACTGTCGCTTGTACACTCCGGACAACCGGAGTCAAGGTATCTGCGAACTCTCTGAACCTTGTATGTACTGCAAGCTGTGTTACATTTTGAAAGAATTATTCCATGGTAAAGTTCAATGCCTCCGCCTCCTCCGGCAAGAACTTCCCATCTCTTGGAGCTTGTATTGTAAATGACATAGAACACGTCACAAATAGACTTGCTTGTAGATGCTGCCCCGGATTCGCTCGAAGAAATAGACCCTGATGCACTGCTCGAATCGCTCAAAGGGTTGCATATTGCTCCGTCCAACGCACTTACTGGGTCGTAAGCAATGAATGGCTTCTCCGCAGAATCTTCACCGTGAGTGCCTGACCTGCGGTTCAGTCGCACCTCTTTGACAAATCCAGACGGAACATCATCAGCATGGGCCGCGATGTCTGTCGGCGTCTCTGAGATTGCGAAGTCCGTTATTGCAACGACCAGTTTTATCTGTTGAAACCTTCCGGTCGCCGACTGGTTCCCCATCGTCTCATTTACCAGCGACGATCCGTTACCGAGAGAAATGTCTCGGCGCGGACGAACAGATTCGCTGATGACCTGATTAAGGCGCTCAGCAGTTAAAGGATCGCCGGGAGTCCATCGTTTTGGTTGTGTCATAGGACTGGGTAGAATATGTCAACAAAGTTTTTCAGCGGGAAAAGCGGATCTTCAGTTGCGTTGTCGACGCTGACACGCATCCACTCGCCAGGGGAGTCGTCCTCAGTATTCCGATCAAAGAACAAATGATTCCAGCCGTAGGCTTCGTCGTCATTATCGGGACATGGATCAGTGTCGCTGTAACTCGCTGTTGGCGTCGGTCTTTCGATTCGCTTCTGCTTGAAGATCAGCTTAAGCGTCGTCGTGTTCATGTTGTGGGCTGGATCGCCAGCAACCAAGAAGTTTCCGCCGAAGGCATCGGTCCTCTTCGACCTGTCTTCCTGATAGTCGATGAACATGATTGTCTCTGGCTCGTACTGACCGCATCCGCACGCAGCCGAATCTTCAGGAGCAGCATCGCATTGCAGAACATCACCCCAGACCGTACTGTTTACTTTCCCCCTGAATTCTCTCAGGTGGTTTTCAATTGCACAGATGTTTCTGACCGGCACGTTGTGCCAACTTACGATGATGTCGGCCTTCGGGATAATCTTGTAGGCATAAGAGTCAGACTTCAACTGCCTTGCTCTCTGCTCGTCTTCCGTCGATGATGGCAGATCCTTCCAGACGAGATTCCCGTTTGGCAGCGTCAGCATCTCGTAGGCCGGATTTCTCTCCACAGAAACGCACGTCCCCGGAAGGATATACTCATTAACGACCCACTCGCGATAAGTCGGGCTTGCCCCATTCGTATTGTCGTACCCGCAACAATCACACGGATTTTCTTCGTAAGTCAATGTTACTACGCATTCGCAGCATGAATTGTCTGCACCTTCGCCTTCATCGAAGTACAATGCCATCGTGTTTATGTCTGCAGGATCGCCAACAGGAGCCCTCGGGGTGCTAAGATTGTTGCCGAAGCACGCGGCAGACAGTGGCTCAATTGAGAACCCTGTTGCCACGAGATTCATTCGCCCATAGCCTCGTGGCTGATCTGTGAGTTCATCGAACGGGAATGGCACCGGAAGCACAGGACTTGGCGCAGCTTCTGTCCAGAATTTTCCCATCTGCCGAAGTGCGAACTCCTCGGCATGCTCACACGACATCACAAACTTCAGCGATGACGATGCCTTGCCGGACTGGTAATTCAGGAACCCAGACGGATCAATGGCAATGACATCAAAATCGTAACCGTTGTACATGCTCATTGTGCCCTGGCTCCCACATTCAATTTCCGAACAGCATCCGTCGTCTGTCTTTGCTCGCCGACAACCGGGGCAACAAATCCCTGCATTGCTTCGCGGACTCCTTTGTTGACTGCGTCGGCGATGTCATTGGCGACAGTATCCGGAGCCTTGAAGTTCTCTGGGCGAATCTGTGCCATTGATTCCAAGGCAAAACCAAGTGAATTGAAGTTCCCGAATCCACCCAGCGGAGTCGCACGCAGAGCCTGCGATGGTGAGCCACCAAGTCGCATATTTGCATTCAACTCAGAGATCGCTGAATCCAGTGTTGCCAGTTCCTGATTTAGCTTCTCAAGTTCCTGTGTGTTTCTGTCCAACGGATCATTCGACAACACGTTCTTTTGCAAGTTCTGGGCAAACTGTTCAAAGTTCGTCAGTGCAGACTTTCCGCTCGCCTTATCTTTCTTCTCAGAGATCTTCTCGATCTCATCGCGGACATCTTTCTGCCGCAGAAGAAGTTCTGTCTCCGTTTCAATTCGCAGTGCCTCTCTGGCCGAATCTGCTTCTTTATTGACAAGACCTCGAAGATCTTCTGTAGGAGCAAGAGCCAGTTTGGCTTCGCGAATCTTCTCAATCAGCGTCTGAAACTGTTGAGCAGACCTCTGCACCTCAAGTGTGAATAGCGTCTGATCGTTTGCAGTTCCTGCGATTGTCCGGCGGATTACTTCCTGCGTGTCTGTGAATTCGTCGATCTTCGCCTGAGCAGAAGTAAGCCCATTGATCAATTGATTACTGAATGACTCGATCTCCTGAGACGCCTGCGACAACTCGTTAATTACGCTCTGAACTGAGTTTAGCGTTTCAGTAAACTTTCCTGCCGCTTCCTCATCAGCAAGATCCAGATCCTTGAAGGTTGCTTCAATCGACTTCTTGACATCTTCGAATAATTTTACGGTACGACTAAGCTGTTCTGGGTCTGACTTGCCTGTTAGTCCGTTTTCTCTGGCAACCCGAAGTTCGTCGTACAAATTGCGAACTGATTCTAGTTGAGGGGCCAAAACCTTCAGTTGATTCGTCGACTGCTCGAATCTGGCCTTCGCCAACAACTGAGCCTCTGCTGCCTCCGGTGTGAGCGCGATTCCGCTCTCTGCGGATGCACGACTTCTGTCTCGAAGATTCTCGAGAATTTGCCTGCGTCCATCCAGTAAACTGTTCGCTTCACGCAACTGATTCAAAGTGTTTGACAAAGCGTCAGTGTCATCCAATCCAGAAAACAATTTCTGAAGGTCTTGAGTTTTGTCGCCGGATTTTTCCGCAACATCTCCCAACTGCTGAAGCACGTCTCTCAGTTCTTTTGCTCTTTCGATCGAGCGAGCGAAATCCCTTTCTCCACCACGAAGGCCAACGTCGAACTTCACATTCGAAAACTCGGCACTCACCAAACCTGATATGTCTTCAAATTTCGACTCAATGTCATTGAGTGACTCGAGCCATTCAATCAAAGATGGAAGAACCGTAATCGCCAAGGCCGATCCTACGGCTGCGACAAGCGGCAACATATTGGCAAACCGCTGCCCAATCAGGGATTGCAACGCAGGCATTCTGGACAGGTCATTCAGAATGAAAGCGACGTTATTTGCTGACCCTCGGATGCCACCAGCAATGCCGTTAAGGCTAAAGCCAACTGCAAAGTCTTCAAACGCTTGGCCAAGCTGATAAGCATTATTGCTTAGCGTATTCATCGACTGAGAGACCTGCTGGGCCTGCTGATAAACCTCCTTCAGTTCTTGATTCCTCACTGCGAGGTTCTGTGTTGCATTAGACAGGTTCTCGACACTTTCTTGCGTTCCGTTGAATGCCGCAGACAGCCTTCGCACATCGGCTTCAGCAAGCTCAATCTCCGACCGAACGATCGCAATCGACCTGCGAATCTCAGCGGACGGCAAGCCACGCACCAGCGATGCCTCGAGCCGGTTCGTAATTCGGCCTTCGCTGATTGCCTCTCGCCCGCGACCAACCTCCAGATCAAACTGTTCCTTCAGCGGCCTTTGGTTCGACACGTCCTGGAAGACTCGCAGGATCTCCTGCCGTAATGGTTCGACGTACTGCAGGCTCGCCTGAATGCCCAACAGGTCTCTGTCCTGAGTCTGCCGGCGAACATTCAGCACCAAGTCCGACAACTGGTCCTGCAGTCGCTTTACCTCGTCGTCGAACTGCACAATCCCGCTCAGCGATGATTCCCGGCTGACCGTTCGCAGGTTCCGCTGAAGATCCTCTAGGGCTCTTGCTGCGTCACGGTATTCCTGCGCAAGCCCGCCTCGACCGCCGCCACCTGTTCCGCCTCCGCCTGAAGACCCCCCACCTCCGCCTCCCGATCCGCCGCCACTAACATTCGGAGGGCCGAGTCTTGGAGATGGGATGGACGCTGTGGAGAAGATACGAGCGTACTCGGCAATCGCCTCATTCGCTGACGTGCGGATGATGTCCTGAAAGTTCGGATCCGGACGAATGTTGACAAACACGTCCAGCAGTGATTCGTCGCCGTCAGCCACTGATCGTCGCTCCTAACGCAAGATAAGCCTCAACCAATGACAGACTCATTGCCTCCCGGAGTCCGATCCCGGAGTTCTTTGTCACTGCGAGCGCCAGCATCTTATAGCGATTTCCGTCAACCACATCCACCGGAGCTTTCTTCTCTACGGTGATGGTTGTGGATTTTGTGGCCCCAGCGTCTGGCTTTGGTCGCTCGGGCCATTTGAGTTTCCCAGCGTGTTCGACTCATCCGTCGCAAACAACGCTAGCTTTAACTGGGCCTGTTCCTCCGGAGTCGCGCGGTCCCAGAGATCCTTGATTCGCTGGATCCCTTCTTCCCACGTCTCGTCGCGAGATCCCTTCGCAGTCCTGATCTTCCGCTTGTTGCATCGCCAAACGTCGAAGAAAAAGCCTTCCAGCGATCGGTCGTACTGCAATTCTTCCTCGATCGAAACCGCTGAAGAATTGCAGTAAACCTGCTTCATCGCTATCCCGACGAGAACCTTGTAGTTCTCCTCGGTCATATCCTTGGGGAAGCCAGAGATCAGATTCCACGGTTTGTCGCGCCGAGACTTAATATGCTCGAGCTTCTCAACGTAGTTCAATAATCTCTTCGGCCTCACCTCAATCGTTGTTCCGCCAAGAACGACTGAGATCATGCCTCACTCCTCAATTACTGAATTTCCTGAGTCTGTGTCGTTGGCTCATGCAGCCACTCGTCCACTTCAAACCCATAGTTGTAAACCACTGGGGAATTCCCAGCGATGTCGAAGTCGACAGGAACCGACACGATGCGAATGTTCGCTTCGTAGTACGGATCTGACGGTGACTCCAGAATGTTGTCGCAGTTCACCGACCACATGATGTGGTAGATGCCGTTGATCGCGAACGGAGCCGGAGCAGTGCCGTCGTGGCAGGCAATCGCAAGGTTGCCAGCGCTGGTCACTGTTCCGCATGCAGTCTTCTCGTTGCCGCCGGTTGACGACGTGACGAGCTTCTTGACCGCAGAAGTCTTCGTGAATGAGATTCTCGTAACGTGTGGGATCGTGTCCCAGGACGCAGAACTCTCGGCAGCAGTCGTATCCAGCAACACGCAGGCTTCCGATGGGCAGCACAGTTCACCAGCAGAAAATGGCATTTCAACTCTCCATCAAACAGATTCAGACGCGGATACGGAATCTGAAGACTCCGACTGCTTGTACGTCCCACGAAAAACAAGACTATAAACGATCACGCCACCAGTGCCACTGCGAATCGACGAAGTTGCGTTTCCTCGCTGGCAAAAACATCCACAAGAACCAAGATCCACACATCCCGCTGCGAACAACCAGTCCTCAACGAGACTCCGATACTCCTGAGCTTTCTTCTGCATCGTATCAGAAAAGTAAGCCTTCAGGTCCACCGTGTGGCTCTTCTGAACTGCAGACGATGTCCGGAGCCCAGACTGTGTATCGATCTTGACCACGACATACGGAAGACAATCCGAACATCGCTTCTCATTCAGAAAGTGATTCTCGCTCTTGATGGTCGTGCAGTTCAAACCCCGGAGGGTTTCAAGAACTGCGTCTTCGATGCAACATGACATCTGACTTCCTTACGACAACCAAATTCTCAAGGGCCACTCCATGATCTCGGATCACGACGGCCTCAGCGATCTCCGGACTCAAGGCTTCCACCTCAATTGGAGATCCCGCGCCGTAAACAATGTACTTCATCAATCTGTTCCTTCGAATGCCGACTTCGCTACTCGAGCCATTTCCGATTTCGCCGATCGGTACAACGGAATCACCCAAGGGCGACCCTGTCTGTCATGATCCAGCAGATAGTTCTGCTCTCGACTGGTCACATGACTTGGCAGGAATCCTACATATCCATCGACGATTCCGAAAACGTCATCTGCACCACCATCAATGTAAGTCGACAAATAATCCGTCTGAACCGCAGAAAAACCGCTCTCCGGAGTGTTGTTCGGCTCGCCAGTCCCGAACACAGGCCCGAATCCTCCTGGCCTGTGACCCAAGTATCGATGCGGAATTTCCCCAACTCGTGAATGCTGAGGAGCCTGAGTAAACTGAAGTCCAACTCTGTACGCCTCCGCCAAATCTTCCGCTGCCGCTCCTATCGCTGCTGCCAACTTCCTGTTCAGCATTGCAATCACTCGTTCGCTATGATCCTCGAACCGAGCAGTCAGCACTTTCCTTCTCCAATCCAACTTTGAACGGAACAAATTTCCCCTGATCCGAAACCCTCGTGATCTTGTAAGAACCTGTCTTCGTCTTCAGTCGATGTCTGGCCGATGGTTTGTCACCAAGAGGCCATTTGACCAGATCTCCGGAATATTGGTACACCAGATCTCGCCCGTCGTTCCTCGACTGAATCTGCCCTGTCTCTGCGTAGATGCTTCCCTTGACTCTCGCAACTCTCCGGTAAACCGTTTCCTGACTGCAGTCGCAGTCCTCACAGTCTTCTTCGAGTACATCGATAGTCTCCGTCAGCAGGAAACATGCCGCAACCGACCGAGCCCACAACTTCCAGACACAGAACGATGCCAGATACTCGGTCGCGTAAACGACCCACTCCGCACCGTCCGCATCCGTAATCACCGCTCCCGCGCCGACCTCGACCGCATTCTCCTGAGTTGACACCCGGAAGATCCGATCGCTCATATGCACGTTCGTGTGATTGTTCGTCGCCTCGAATTTCACGCCCTTCGATCTGGCCGACAGAAACTGCGTCGTCTCTCCGCAATACTCGAAAGTCAGCGGAACATAGTCGCAGAACGCTGTCAGCCAACTTGTGCAGCCGCACGGGATCTCGAGACAGCACGATTCAGATTCTGACTCGCTCATCGGCGATACCTGCGATTCCTCCGAATCAACGGAGTCGAAATGCAGACATCCCCGATACAGCTTACCGGAGTCACGCACGGCACATGAATGAACTCGAACAAGTCATTCGATGAGCCGCACTTCTTCGTAGCGTACAAATCCTTGTACGTCTTCAGAACCTCAATCTTGGCCTTCAGTCCCGGAGTTCTGTCCTCGGAGGTGTCGCCCTCTTTCGTGATCGATGCCGTGCAGGAGGCTGCTGTGATCTCTTCTGAAAGATCACAGATCTTCTGCTCTAGCTCTTCACACGAAAGACAGCTTGCCACCGCAGATCTCCTTAGACTTCAACGATTCGCCATTCCCGACCACTGCTCGGAGACGGGGCACAAACCTGTGCGAATTCCTTCTGGAATTCCGTCTCGTCAATCGGTTTCAGGATTGGCCACTTCAACTCTTTGTCCTTGTCGACTTCCGTCCGAATCTTCGAAAACGATTCAAGGTAGGCTTCCTTAACCGTGTTCTCGCTGATCGGCTTCTTCGACTTCACAACCTTCGTTGGCCCGCCAGGACAACGAACAGCCCACATCGTGCTACTTGCCATTCTACACCTTCCTTCAGGAACTGGAAACAAAAAGAGCGGCGACGATCACTCGCCGTCGCTCTTCGATGCGTCATCTGCTCACCGCAGACTATGTTGATTCGCTGGAATCTCCGGTCAACCAAACAGCCTTTTGTGGCTCCTTGATGTAGGCGTATCCCTTGCTGATGCTGTCGTACTGAGCCACGATGCGACGACGTTGAGATTCTTCGCTCAGGTTCAATCGTGTGACAGTCGGGCGGATCTGGAAGACCCACGCCATGAACTCAGGAATCTTGCCGAAGAAGATCCATTCACGAGCCTGAGCCAGCGTCAAACTGTATCGAGCCGCGATTGCAGAAGTCAGTCGCTGATATTCGACAGGAGCGAAAGTCATCCCGTTGGCGACTTCCGGAGTCATGAAGAAGTGTGTCAGGTCGCCTGATCCCGGGCAGGTCGATTCTCGCTCAACGCTGGTTGCGTTAAGCAGTGGCAGAATCCGGTCCCGAGTTCGCTGACTCGTGAACACGTTCAGATTCATCACGTCGACCGACATCGGACGACCGTGAACCAAGTCCGTCATGTCGTAGAACAGATTCTTGACAGTCTGCAGGTCTTCGCCGCAGGTCAAAGTCAGTGAAGCTGCATTGATCCAAGGTCCACCGGAACCGTCGTCGAACGGAGTGCCTGTCGCGCCATCTTCGTAGAAGATGTCGTACAGAGTTCCGCTGCGGTCGTAGGTCACGTTGTAGCCGATCAAAGCGTCGACCAACTTTTCTTCGCGGTACAGGTTGTGAGCGTCAGCGATCTTCGGAACCTGCTGCAACGCAAATCCATTCGGATCTTTACAGAGTGCTTCGCGAGTGAACGCAAGGCCCAGACCAACAGTCTTGCCATTCGGATGTTCCAGATAATCACTGGCAACACCGTACAGCGGGCTGGCTTCCAATTCGCACAACTCATGGGCCTTCATGTCGCTGAAGACACCCCAGTCTTTGAACGACTCTTCGCACTCACCACGAGTCTCGACAGGAGTGATCGCGGAGAGCTTGTACTCTTCACGAGGGTTTTCCTGCAGCGAGTAGCGGATGGTTCGCTGAACCATCTTGTTGAACGTGCCGCTGGTCACGATGGCTTCCATCGCATCCGCGTCCATGTTCAGGATCTTCTCTTTGAAGTTCGGCCCGAAGTCCTGCTCAACGCAGAAATTCAAGTCGATATCAAAAGGCTTGATCTGCTTGGACTCGAGAGCTTCATCGAATTCTTCGAAGACCTGCTCGCCGTGCTTTTTGTAAGCGTCAACAACCTTTTTCGTGAGTTGGCGATTCGCCATTTTACTGTCCTTGTCTGAACCTTGGAATCACCACACAAATTACGACTTGAATTCGACGAGAGCGTAAGCTTGGCTTTCGGCTCCACTGTCATTCACTGCCTGAAAGATGATCTCGCCGGCAGTGCTTGTCTTCTGGATCGTGTCGTTACTCAAGAGATTCGATCCGGAAACCTTACCGAACGTGAATCCCTGCCCGCGAGTCCACGTTGTCGGAGCAGCAGCCCCGTTCGTATCGACGATCTTGTAGGCTCGCTGGAAGGTTGAACCTTCTCGATACAGGGCAAAAGGAATGCAATCCGGAGCGTCGTTACAAACGCCGTCTTCCGAATCGATTTCCTGCAGATTTACTCCCTGAAACTTGAGCTTGGCTGCAGCCTGAGTTGTCGTGAGATTGGAAGTCCATGCCTGATCCGTCTGAATCAGAGCGGCCTTCAAAACTCCGGTCGCACTGTCGCTCCCGAGGAAGTCGCCAGGGCACATATCAACCAGAGTGTCAGGCGGAGTCATGTGACGGATGTCAGTGACCGCAGGAACCTGACCGTACTGGTGCATTACATTCAAACAGCGTGGCATGTCTCGCCCTTTTCAAACAAACGAACCGAAACGGTCAGTGACTACTTCTTCAGGCCGAGTTCTTCAAGCAAAGAACCCTTCTTGTAACCGGCCTTTGATCCCTGCGACGGACGGTAGGCAGGCTTCTTCGGCTGCTCTTCCTCTTCCTTCACAGGAGTTTCTTCTGTGTCGTCCGGATTGTCGTTGATCAGCATCGGGCTGATCTTGGACAGAACCGAACTGAATTTCTTGCGAGCACCTTCCTGCATTTCGCAGGCGCACTCGACGATTTCTTTCATCAGGTCAGCTTCGATGGTCACGCCTTCAAAGACCTTCGTGAACTCGGCAGACACTTCGCCTCGCAACTTCTCAGTCGCTCGTTCCGCTTCCAGTGCGTCCAGACGAGCTTTCAATTCGTCCTTCTCTTTCTTCGCCTGAGCGAGCGCGGCTTCCGTCGCATCGGTCGCAGTGGCTTCTTCGAGAATTGACTTCACGAGTTCTGGATGCTTGTCGCGGAGTGTCTTCAGGTCCATGATCTCTTCTTCCTCTGATTCGAAAATGCCAGCAGTTGTTGCCGGCTTCGTGACAATGTCGACAGACCGGAGAACTTCGATGGACTCAACAATCACGTCCCCGTCGGAACCGACTTTTCCGGACTTGATTGAGGAATTGATCGACATCCCCAACGACTTCGGAGCGTTCACAACATCCCACAAGAACTGTTCTGCAACAGCATGTTTCGGGTTAAAATGCACGTCCCCGAAGTAACCTTCGCCTGGACGGTACTCAACCTTCTGGCCGACAACAGCGAATTTGTCACGATAGGAGCGATTGGTTGTGGCTGTCGCTGGATGGTCGATGTAAATCGATGTCCCCGGCAGTAACTTCATCGCTGACTTCTGGACTCCGGGTGTGTCGTAGTTGCGTTTGTTGAGACTTCTCAACCCCAGCAACTTGACTCCCCGGATGATTCCCCGCTCTCGATCAATTCGATCTTCGGCAATGGCTTCGAACGCATCTTCTGTTACGAGGATGTCACTCATTTTGTTCCGCCTTTGCCGCCCTTCGGTTTCTTCTTACTTCCGCAGCCACATCCCATGGCAAACTCCTTTTGTCAAATCGCCAAATTGACAATAAGTCATTTTGTACGAACTTGACAAGTCCCGTGCAACCGAATTTAAGCGTTTCGAGTCGGATCTTTCTTCGAAACACCCTTTTCTTTCATTGGATCGGCTTTATTGCCCGCAACTGGACCCGGAGTGCCCATGTTTTGCGGCGATTGCGGCGATCCCGCCGGCAACGGAAGCTCCGTTACCAGTTCTGACTTCCGCTGAGCATTCTCGGCCACCGATTCCAGCCCTTCCGGAGCCAGAACCGTCTTATTCCCCAGCAAGCCACGATCCCACCAGTCTTTCATCACCTCGTGATCTTCCTGGCGGTTTCTCGTCTGAACTCGTGGCGGCTTGATCTCCAGCACAACCTGCAGCACGTCAGCCGTTGTGATGTCATGCTCTCCTGACTCCGCAGCGTACCACAGAGCCTGCTTCAGAATCCGCAGGTCTTCCTGAACCATAAGAGACTGCTCGAACCGCATCGACTTGTGGAACGGCCCCTCAGAGACCAGCGTCGAGGCGAAGTTCCCCTCGCTGACGTTCGCCGTCAGCATAAACTCCGGCAACTTCATCCCCGCAGCGCACGACCGAAGCAGCGATACCAGAGTTTCTATGTGGTTACTGTTACCGGCGCCTGTCTCCGGAAACTCGTACTTGATCTGCGACGGAATTGTGACAACCGCTGCCGACGGAAAGTCGTATGTTTCTGATTGCCCGCTGCTCGCGCCGCCATTTTGCTGCGTATTCAGGTAACTCTTGACCGAATCGCTCGACGGATTCCCCATGATCGTCCGGATCGCCCCAAACGCAGCCTGAAACGAACTCGTTCGCATCAGATTCGCCAGCAACTTCTTCGCGAAGATCAGTTCTTCCCTGACTGGCCAGTACAGCGTCAGTCCTCGTGGATCCGCCGACAACACGTTTCTCTTGCGATGCTGAACCAGAATCCGATCCTGAGATTCTTCCATCTGCGGAATCGTGTCGCCCCGGTAATTCGCAAGACTACCGTCCTTCGTCATTTTCGTGACAAAACGCAGGTCCGGATACCAAACATCCTTCAGGAAGTACGCGACCGGCTGAGCGCGGAGATCATTTGTCTTCCGGACGCCCAGCGAATCAAAGTATTCCTTCGAAGCGTCGTCCGGATCCACGAAACTGCTCTTCGGGTCATCGTCGAGATCCTGTGGCTCGCCAAAATAAACCCGGACCATCCCGTCATCGTCATAACTCAGCAGGTCGAACACCTCACCGTGCCGATCGCACCGTTGACTGACTTCGGACTGCCGCATTTGCCACTGATTCTCAGCCGTCCACAGCTCAATGAACGCCTCAATCCGCTTCACCGCATCAGAGTTCGGCTGATTCTCGTCCCTCGGCTTTACCGTGATTGCGTGCCCTGTATCAGCGATGTAATAACTGCGATTGTCCTTCGCATTCGTGCCCCAGGGCATTCTGCCAAGCTGATCCCCGAGAACAATCGCCTCCCGGACATCCTGAATCGTCTCGAGCGGCTCGTCGCCACCGAACGGAAGTTGATCGCCGTTCGCGTTCACTCCGCCGCAACTGACTCCAAGCTCTTCGAAGATCCGCGCCGCAGCCTTCGTAGCCTCGATTGCCAGTTTCTCGTTCTCAATCACCCAACTTGTCGGTAAACCGTTCGCATATGCCATCTGATGTCTCCTCGACAGCAGATTACACAGGAAAACACGCCGAAACAATCTTAGTAAGACTTGTATGCCGCCATTCCGGCCTGAACGAGCAGGTCATTCACGCAAACATCGTCCTTGAACACCTCTGCCAGATATCTGCCGTACTTCTCCTGGCTGTCCTTGATCGTCCTCACGTCGATCTCAGAGCCCGCCGGCATCAGGGCGATCAAATAGTCCCTCGCCGCAATCCCCTGTTCTCGCTGCGGGCCTCTGACTTCCGGTGTGTTGATCCGCGCCAGTCGCAGTTTCTGCTTCGTGTGCGACCCAAAACCAAGGTCGACCATCACAGTGATCGTGTCGCCGTCGTAAATCGAAATGACGGTCGCCGAATACTGGTATTTCGTGATCATCGAAGAAACCTCCACCACCAATGCGTCGATCTCACCGCGCGCCGGTAAATCCCGATGTTCGCATTCTGCTGAAACGATTGGTCGACGACCATGGAGATCGTTTGAATCGCGAATTCCACCGGATCCGACTTTTCACGACAGTGACCGCATCCTCGTTTACTCATGGTTACATTCCTTCTGTGAGATGGAGCTCCGGCGGAGCGATTCCGCCGGAGTCGTGTTGTGACTACGGAGTCAATGTGTCCAGCGCCAGCCTGACTTCTGTCTGTTCAATCTGCAGCATCCCCAACTGCATCCACAGGATCTGCAGGTCGTACTGAAGGAACGGGTCATCAGGGTTCATCGCTGCCACCAACTCGTAATACGCAATCTTCTGGGTGAGTGCCGCGATCTCCTGATTGATCTTCAGCAGTCTCGCCAGAAACTGCTGGTACAACTGGTACTGACTGTAGGTCGGTGGCTGCGGAGATTCCTGCGCTGAGGCTAAATTCCCCGCAAGCACTGCGATCGCACAACACATCAAGAACTTCTTCAAACTGAACATTTCTCTTCCTTTTTTACGAACAAAAAACGCCTGAGGTTACTTCTCTTTCCTCAGATTCTCCCAGTATTCCATCTCATATCGCGGCAACTGAGTACACATCGCCAATGCATCCGGCCCGTCGTCGTGTTTCCCGACGCCCGGGATGCCGTCGAACTGCTTAATCTGCTGCAGCAAAAGCGTCGTCCCCGGATTCTCGAGGAACCGGAACTCTCTCTGCGTCAGTCGCTTGTCCAGCCCTCGACGGATTCTCATTTCCTTCTTCAGCATGTCCTCGACCGGAATTATGATCCCCCCGGACATCAAATATTTCGACAGGGCATAGTCCGGGTGATTCGCCGCGTAGTTCATGATCAAGTCGCGGAAAATACTCTGGAACTGCGTCGATTCAATCCCAATCAGGTCGCCTGATCTGATCCGGTGATGATCCTGATCGCAGAACAGGAATAAGTCTTCGATGATCTCCGACGGCGATCGTCGTTTTAAGTCAGCATCGACATACGCCAGTTCTGACGTTTGTGCCATGCAAACAATCGCCGAATAGTCACCCTTCTTGACGCAGCGCCCCTTGCTTGGGTCGACGCAGAACATTCGGACAATGTCGTTGGCGTGTTTCGGGACGGGGAACTTCTCGAGCGGGATGTAAATATCCGTAAACAACTCGCGGTCCCACTCGGCGCCCGTCTTCGACGACACCAACCAGCAGCCGTTCAGGAAGCGGTCTCGCTCGTCTTCTGACATTGCCTCGAGTCGTTGGCGATATGTCGGGTCGGACTGCATCAAGTGAGTGTTGTCTCGCAGTGTCGCGCCGATGAATGTCGCGGATGTCGAAACACACTCGTTCTCGCCGGTTTCTTCGTTGATCTCGTAGTGCGGCTCGTCGTACCAGTGAAAATCCGGTTCGACGTACCGGAAATGCCGAATAACTCCTGATCGCTCAGGTATCGGCAGGCCCGTCTCCGGTGAAAGCCACCAGTACAGAAAACGATAGAGAAACGAATCGTTATCCGGATTGCAGGATAACTTCATACGGGGCTGGATCCCGGATTTCGATCTACAGCGACCCCAGAGGTACTGTACGAACTTCAGAGGCCACTGTGTCGCCTCGTCAATTGCCAATGCGTCAAGCTGGGCTCCCTGATAGTCCTCAAGGTTCTTTTCGAACTGACAAGACCCCAGAGCGATCTTCGCCCCGCACGGAAACTCGAACTCGTTGCGAGTATGATTGTAAATCGCACCATAAGGCCGATACATCTCCTTGCAGTGATCCAGCAGGGCTCCTGACTTGGTCAACTGCGGATAGGTTCGACGCATGATCAAACCACGGAACAACGGATTCGCATGCGGCCCCTGACAATGCCTGAGCATGTCGAGCGTCACAATGTGGCTCTTCCCGGAACCTGCTGCGCCGCCATAAATCAGCCACTCGGCAGGCGATTGCAGGACGCGGTATTGTGGATCAGAGAGTTTCATTCGAACACTCAATAAACAAGCAGCCAGCGACTCGGGGGAATCGCTGACTGCTTTCGGGGAGAATTACTCGGTGACGTTTGCGACAGTGATCTCAGGATCGTCCAGTGATCGCGCGGTCATCGAACGGACACTCTGGTCAACCCGAAACCTCGGCTGATCAATGCTTACACCCGTAATCGTCGCCTTCACGTCCGAGGACGGACGACCTCGCTTTTTCTCGGACTGCATCTGAGTCAGCAGTGCAAATGCTGCTGTCCTCGCAATCGACTCGGAATCCGCGTTCTGAACGTCACACTCGACGTTAATCCTGAAACGAAACTGCTTCGACATTTCTGATCCTTCGGCTTGTGGTTGTTGTGTTTCACGACGCTGTGAAACCTGATGAACTAACGCCCGATTCTACACGCCTTGCATCGTGTTCGCATCCCAATCACATCCCCAGACGCATTCCGCAGGTAAACCCCGTCGAATGTGACGGATGGTGCTGCGGTTTTCTCAGTCGTCTTTTTGCGGACCACAGGTGGTTTTTTTATTTTCGGTGGGGCCGGCGGCGTCGGCGCAACTGACTCCATCGCTGCGAAATACCTGTCGGCAAACGCAGGGTCAGCCGAGAATGTGATTCGGCTTGTGGCTGTGGTGAGCAAGATGAGAGCGAGGAATATCCGGATCATCGCTGGACTCCTGAACTGTCGATTGTGATGGTTGTGTTTTGCGGAATGTAAACGCCATGCAACGGACATGCGTTCGCATGAATGAACCGACGCAGATTCGGCGTGTTCGTCGATACGCCGTTGCCCTGGTTGTTCATCGAGATCGGGCAGAGACAACCTGCCGCGATTGCTGCGGGGGAACCGGGGTTGGATATTGGGATCATTCTTTCCTCACTAACTCGAAGACCGCTGTCTCCTGCTTGTCACTGATGAAATCGCCGTTCTCCGCGATGTCACAGAAGAACTCGGCTGTCACCGTTACCGGATCAGTCGACGCAAAATCCAGATTGATCTGCATCTTCGTAATGTGCTGAGGTAAGTTCGCAAAGTGCGGTGAGATTGCCCTGAAGAACTCGTGCGATGACATCAGGCGGATGATGGACATAATTGGGATCCTTGTTGATGGAAGTAGAAGTGTAGACGAAATATTGGAGAAATGGAACGCAAATTTGTTTTTTTATTTTTGGAGTAGTTGAGTGACAGCGTTAATGCCCCCATTGCCGCCCCTACGATTTCGTCGATAGTTCGAACTCGATCACCGCTGCAGCCCGATCACCGCTGCAGCCCGATCACCGCTGCAGCCCGATCACCACTGCAGCCCGATCACCGCTGCAGCCCGATCACCGCTGCAGCCCGATCACCGCTGCAGCCCGATCACCTCTGCAGCCCGATCACCGCTGCAGCCCGATCACCGCCGGCGCACAAAAAAACGCCGTCCACAATGTGGACGGCGTTTCCGTTGTTCCGTCGTCTACTCAATAATCTGGCAGAAACCGCTCGCCATTGC